CTGCACCAGAGCATGCAGAGTGTATGAGTACGACCCCGCATAGCCGGCCGCAAACCAATCAACCTGGAACCCATCAACATCAATATGAGTGACCAGACTTGTATTTGATGATGTGAATTTCAGCGACAGCCAGATAGGCCTGCCTCTGGTGTTGTAATAAGTCCCGCCTATCACGCGGTTTGCAGTCTCATCGCGCCGGACTTGCTTCACCCCGAGAGCTACAGAGGCAAGGCCGGCAGAGGTAACCGCATCTGTATCGTTCGTCCCGGTCTGCACCATTGCATGCGTCGCCAGCTGTACCCGACCTTTGACAAGCATCGTTGCATCAGCAATAGCAGCCAACGCCGCAATGGCTGCAGCGACCTTTGCGGGGGTCATCCATGTCGAATCGTTCGTGCCTTCCTGTGCTTGCAAAATACTGGATTTCGAGAGAATCGAAAGCTTGTCGGCCAAATCGGTCACCGTTGCAAATTTCGCAATCAACGCCTGCTTGAGCTGAGTGTTATCGGCTTTGGTAAGAGCCAAGCCTGCCCACTCGATAAGGCCCGCTAGTTCCTCCTGAAACGCGTTCATGATTTCCGGCGTAATCTCGGTCGGCGGGCGTGACGTTGCCGGGTCTTCCGACACGAACAAATGGCCTAAATGGCCAGCCCCATCAATTCTGTGCATATGCGCCTCCAGCTCCTGTAATGTCTTCGAACCACAAATAAACGTGGGCTTGCTTGAAAGCAGTCAGTGCAGCCCACAACGCCGCAGGATCAACAACAGACCGGTAATAGCGCACGCGCAGAATGTAGCGAGACCGCGAACCCCAAAGGCGATCACCAATACGGCTACCACGCCCGTTTCCGACTCGTGCCGGGCCGATCAGTTGATCGATAGCCACCAGCTCAACCGGAAAAGTCTCGCTGCCGGCCAACTGCGACCACATCCGGTCACCGACCTTGCTGCCAATAGTGATTGGCCGGCGCGGCATCGTTTCAGAGACCCCGGAAACGGAAGCAATCGCGACGGCACGATACGCACTGATATGCCAGTTATTCGCCTGCGGCCGATGCAATTCAATTGCCTCATCCAGAACCGCCTGCACGCCATCCTCGATGCGCGTCAGCTCTTGAGCAGCTCCGAGCAGCATACCGTCACCAAGGCCGCCTACCGGCCACTGCCATGCAGCGCCAGGCGGCAAAAGCGCCTGTTGCGCATCGGCGTAATCTCGATCTGAGTGGCGACGCAATTTCATTGCATCAATCCCACGAAATATCACCAAGCACGAACACCTCGCCAGCCGATACAGGAATATTGGCCAGGGGCGCGATACGGTTGTACTGATCGGTTACAACCTGAGTTGCCGCATCGACCTCGGCCACCAGCAGCACGGCCGTTTCGCTCGTTTCGGACAAAATCGCCGAATTGATCGAAGCGCGAATCGCCGCCCGATTTGGCGCCGTGTCGTAGCCCGGCAACAAATGAATGGCGGGCGAAACAATATGCGGGATCGGCGCAGCCAGCCGCCAGTCAGCTGTGGCCGGAACCGTCGCCGCGAAATAGGCGGCAATGGCATCGAGTACGCCCTGGGTCGGTTGCCGATTCGGCAGATCATTGCATATCGGCCGGATCAACACGCTGCCAATGCCCAGCGTATGAAGCTGCACAAGGGCCGTCGTCACCGACTGATGGGCTGATTTCGCCCAGGCCCGATAATCCTCAGGCTTACCGGATCGGGCGCCGCTGGTCACAACCGTTTGCCATTCATCGGCGACCCGCAGGCGCCAGGCATCAACATCCTCATCGGCAGCGCCGCCTGATACTCCGCCGGCCGCAACAGTCATGCTGCCGGTGACGCCGATAATCGGATCAACTAACGTCAATACACCGCCGGCCGCCAGATTCCCTTCCTCACCCGCCGTCGTACAAATCACTGAAATAACGGTATCGCCCGCGCCCAGAACAACTGCTGACGAGATGGTGTAATCCAGACCATTGGCACCGCGCAGGATTGAATCTGCCAGCACAATGGACCCTTCCGCGCCCGTAGCAATGACATTGCCGCTTGCTGCCCTGGCCATCAACTTCGGCACACCGTACAGCGCTGCCCAATCATGCAGCCGCTCTTCTTCACAGCTCAGCGGAGAGCATTGCGCGTGAATCCAGTCCAGCATGCCATGCATGCCGTGACTGCACCGGGACCACATTACCGATAGCGGGCTGCGCAACACGGCCGGCACGGCGCCAAGGTCGGCACTGATCCGGTCATTGAGTTCGGCGTAGGTCGGGCGGGTATAAGTCATAGCGCAATCTGCACAAGGAATTTGCGCCCATTGTGAAATCCGGCGACCCGCAGGAAAAGGCTGGAAACGCTTCCCGCCGGACCCTGAACCTCATCGACAACGATATCAGTCAGGTTTCCGCTGCCGGCCAGCGCTGTCTGAATCATCATGTTCGCCTCAAGCCTTGCCTTGTCTGTCAGCGCCTGGCGGCGCACGTACCAAAGACCACAGCCGGCTGAAGCGTCCTCATACCAGCCACGTCGGTCATAGGTATCATCGACGCGCCCGGTCGGCGCCTCGGCATCCGTGAACAAAATGGCGTAAATCGCTGTCGCCGCTGCGGCATTGGCATCGGCATCTGCGGGGTCATCAATCGCCAGATCGAATACACCCCAATCTGTTTGCACCAGTTTCAGCATCAATTCACTCCCGATGTTGGCGAACCAGGTGTGGTGCTTGTATGCGTGTGGCCATCGCCGACATCTTTGCCGTTGACCGTAAATCCACCGCTCACATCCGCCCCACTGGACATCTGCGCCGAACTGCCGCCTGCACCGTAATATCCGCCCTCGGCGAATAGCTTGCCCTTGACGACCATATCCCCGGTCGCCGTCGTCATCGGGGCATCGGATATCACCTCGGCCGATGCCTTTACCTCGATCACACCGCCCCGCTTTATATGCACGTGATTGCCCTGGTCGTCATGCAGCGCTACCTCTCCGCCGACCAGTGTCATCTGATAACGCTTGTCGCCGACGATCAGCGCCAGACCGGTTGTCCGGTCCCCGCCGGGGAAAACGATATAGGTCTGACACCCAGGCAGCGGCATGTACGAAAAACCATAGGGCTCGACCCGGTGCACGTTGTCCAGCGGCTCACCATCCAGCACCGCCGCCTGCATTTTCTTGGCGCCGATCAGAACCCCATTGCCCTGGGCGAACATCAGCTTAAGGCGAGCCCACATCTGATCGATCACTTGCGCACCGCCTTCGTCGTACCCCGGCGGGTCTTCTGCTTTTGCTCATCACTCAGGAAGGCGTTGCGATCCATCACCTGCAGAATGGTCACCCGGCCGCCGTGGTCATCGAGCTTGCGATGCACCTCTCCGATCATGAAAACCGCGTCGATATCCTCACCCGGGATGATCACGCGAACCTGCGTATTGATGCGCCAGATACCGCCAGCGTGGCGCCACCCGCCCAGATGCAGCTCAAGCCGATGCGCTCGCGCCTGGCGCCGGTTGCGCTCAAGCGTAGCCCGGCGCTCACAACTGCCCAGGCCGGTACCGTGCCGGTCAGCCACAATATGCATTGGCCGGAAAAAGGTCAGCCCATCATCGGCGACATGGCCTTTTACCGACTTGTCGCCATCGTAGTCAAAGCTCTTGATCCGGTATTCCGAGAAGCGCAGCTTGAACTCATCAATCACTCGGTACCGGTGAAAATGGTCGCCGGCCACCAGTGTGGCAACCGGCTCGGCCGAAGTCGGCGCCGTCAGAATCAGCCCACCATCCGGCAGCGGGTAGAGCAACAGGTTGGCTGTTCGTACCGCGTTGATCAAAGCGTTTGCCGGCTGCTCGCACTGCATCGAAAATTTCGGCACAACAGCAGTCGTTGCATCGATCTTCACAGGCACTTTAAACGTCTCACAAATGCGCTTTACGATCTCGCCCAGCTTGAGCCCGGAAAGAGTGATCGAGTATTGGCAATCGACCAGCTCACGCCCAAGCGACCGCCCGGCGAAATAGATCTCATGACTGGTCGGTCCAACGTCGCGCACAAACTCATCAGCGCGTGCCGTTGTCACCAGCTCGTTATCAATCCACACGCCAAACACCGTATTGGCCGATGTTCCCAGGTTACTGCCTGCGCCAGAGCGAACCACATCGAGCTGGATACCGGCGCACAAATCGTCAATAGATTCCCGGGTCGATACCTGCGTCCAAAACTCATAGTTCACACCATCAAACTTGAGGTTGACTGTGCCCTGATCGATGAAGCGCTCAGCCATAAACCCGCCCCTGGACGAACAGCGGATGCCA